AACTATAGTAACATGAAATATTAGCATTACCATTTAGAGATGAAACACCAGATATTACAACGCTAGCATTATTTGTAGAATTACCTGCTCCAGTAATTGTTATTACTTTACCTACATCCAATGTTGAAAATATATTAGCAACTGCAATGTGATTTGTGGTAATATTATTACCAGAGAAACTAATCTTTGTATTACCTGAAACCAAAGTTCTATTAAAATGTGCAAAGCTAGCAACAGTACTGTTTACATTATCAACTCTATTTCCAATTAATATAGCCGAGGTTCTTGCCATATCAATTACTGGTGATACGGCATCATTTGTAGATGTTAAAGTAGCTGTTATTCTCAATGATTTATCTGTAGTCAATTCTGATGATTGATTTACATTAGAACGTACTACCTTTTGAGATTCCATAATATTATTTCTGTTTACAAGAATTGGCTTAGCAGTACTGCTTCTTGTAGCAGATAGAGACGCATCTGTTGTATAAGCATTAAACACTATAGATGTGTCTTTATAATTTTGAAACTGTACTAAAGGATGAATTATATCATAAGTTATGTTATGAGTTGAAATTATACTTGAGCCACCAATCAATCCAGTAATTGTAGATGTATTTGCAACAGTAATACTATAAGAATCTAAAAGAACATTTGATACTACATGTCTCTTATTAATATCTGCAGTCTTTATATTACCTTGATCTGTAAATCCAGATAAAATTACATTTGCACCTGAAGGTAATCCATGATTTGGATGTATAACTTGAACCACTGGTGAGTTGTTTGCAACTCTGAATGGATTTAGAGGTAATGTAACTGATGAAACTTTTTCATTAACTAATGCGAAAGAAGCATCACTATTAGCAGTATCAAATAATGCTCTGTATAATGTAAACTTTAGATCTTGCATTTGATCTGCTGTCCACGTAGAAGCATTTTGAGATTTAAATAGAGAACCTAGGGCAGGTTGACTAGAAATTAATCTGTCAGTACCAACCATCTTTTCACCAACCTGAGATATCCAAACAGTATAATTAAATGAATCAGTCAATAGTACTATTGCATATTCAGCACCATTTTGTAGATATACTGGACTACTAAAAGTAAATGTTGTAGCAGTTGTACCATCAGTAGATGTATTTACTTGCGAAGGTAATAACATTACTCTACTAAATGGTAGAACTTTTGCTGCTGGATATCCATTTAGAGTTTCTCGGATCTCTAATTTAATTGGTAAATTGTCATCTTTTGTTGCAAAGAATATATCAACTTTTGTTAAGAAACAACCGCCTGGTTGATCTATCATAAATGTTTGTGCTAGTGGCTCATCTCCACCACCATCACCACCCCCACTATCACCACTGTTATCTCTTTCTTCTCTTTGTGGTTGAATAACAGTCTCTGTTGTTGCAACAACTGTTCTATTCTCTGAAATTTTTTCGGTTACAACTTCAGCGTTTCTTGTTGAAACAACTGTTCCTTGGCGAGTCTCAAGAATACCCGATGCAAAATATGTCTTAAATGCCTGTGTTGTGTAATCTCTGGCATTTGTAGAAGAATCTGATAATCTAAACTCTCTAGTACCAGTTCTAAACTTCATAGCACTGTTATTTGGTATATTTAATACACCAGCAATATCACCTGAAGAATTTGTAACTAAATTATCGCCCGCTGCGGCTGCTGTTGCTGTTCCTGAAAGTACAGCAGTAGCACCAGAAATTGTACCAGTTATTGGATTATTTGTAAGTAAAGAACCTCTAATATTGTGTAGGTGTAGATAACCAGATTCAACATAAGCAACAACTGCAGTACCATTTGATGTTTCAACTGTTTGACCACCAGCTGAATTATAAATTACATCACCACGATTAAATGCTGGTTGTGGATCATTACTTACTCGTCTAGCTCTTCTTGCAGCTTCAGTATCATATGTGTCTGCATTTGTACTATAATCAAAAGTACCAGTAACACTAGATACAGCTACCTTTGTTGCTGGTGTAATATATGAGGATACTGGAACATTATCAAAGAAAGCATAAATGTTTGAATTTGGCTTCATACCGCGAGATAAGAAAGAAACATATCTTGATCTTATAAACGGTATAACTGCTGATGATAATACTCTATCACCTAATCTTCTTGTATCAACTTTTGCAACTACAGATGTTCTAACTCCGGTTCTTGCTTGTCCAGTTTGAGTTGCTTCTCTTTGTAGAGTAATTGTACGTTCTATTTCATCATCACCACGAGTAACCCACTCACTTCTTGTTGTTGTTTCAACAATTGGAGTTCCTACCCATTGTGTTTCCCATGCATTCCATATAGTACCCAATACACCAGATGATTGAGCAAGTGATGATACAGAATCAAAATTACCTTCCTCATTTATAATTAAATCTGGTCTGGTTTGAGTTTCAAACCATTCATCTGAATCTGGTGTTAAAGTCATACGTCCATTGAAGTATGCCACAGAGAAAGGATTTACATTTTCAGTTTTTGATGCATATGGTTGTTCTATTAAAGAAGTATCACTATATCTTAAAGTAACTAGATCACCTGTCACTTGATATTTTGAAGTATTTCTAGCTGTGCCTGTATTATTTTCCTCAACTAATTTAACATTCTCCATGTTGAAGAATGGACGTAGTTGATTGTTCTCCATATCTACTGAACAACGGTAATCCGGAGAATAAACATCACCAACACCATGACCCTCAAAGTTATCTACAATAAATCCATTCTTGAAACGATCAAAACCATCTGCATCCAATATGGTTAGAGCCTTTGTTTCTTGCTCTAACAGATTTAGAGATGTGTAGTATTCTACTTGATTTAATCTCTTTTCTAGAGCACCAATATCTTTCATTGTATATCGTTTATTATCAATATACTCAAAAGTTACATCGGGATTTAAAGCAGTTTGTGTGTATGGTTGTAAATTGACTTTATATAAAGTCATTGCTTGATCTGGATCGCTAGCTTCCTGAGGATCTATAGATGCTGCACCAGCAATGTTAAACACATTACCAGATACGTCTATAACAACTTTATCTTTTCTACCTAGGTAGTAACTGTATCCAAAATTAGATTGAAATCCTCTTCTAGGAACGGGTGAAACGACTGCAGATGCATCACTAAAGTTGCTATTTGTATCATCTTTTCTTGATCTGAAATCAATAACATCAGTTAATTTCTTAACAAATGCATCACCATAGTAATAAGGAACTTGGGATCTTATAATTGAAGTATCTGGATAAGAATTTGCTGAAAAATAATCACCAGCACCATGTGCGAAATATCTAAATTGAACTGTTAAATTACCATATGGAACTGGGTAATTTGGTTTTCTAACTAATTTAGATATTTCATAGTGGCTTGTACGCTGTCCGTCATCTAGAGCAAACCAATCAGTAATATTGATTGAGTTTCCTGCCATTTTAATACTATCAATCTTATAAACATCAGCCTTACCCAAACTTATAGATGGTTGAGTAATTGTTGTTAGATCGCTTACTGTTAAAATTGAGACGGTTGGAGTTTTTGTCTTTGCAACTATAGTTTTAACAACTGGGTGTACAATTGTATATGATGTTGAGAGAGACAGTCCAGATATTGTTACAGAACCAGATGTTGTAACAATTGTTGGATTTTCAACAGCACCTGTAGAATTGTTTATTACAACATAATCTGTAGATAGTGCTGATGCATTATAAGTATCTGTGTTTAGAGTTATAACTCCACCACCAGTTGATGTGGTAGTTGTTGTTTTTGTGACAGTATAACTTTGAGCAGTTGTTTCTTTAATACCATCGTAAGGAAGTGGGAATACTAGGGGAAGATTAGTAGGTTCATACAAATATGATTGTACTCTATATACTGCAGAATTTGTAATATTAGTTGCTAAATCAACAGTCATTGAATAATCATTTGTTATGGATGTTACTTTTCTCTTACCCGCAGAAGGAGAATCAAAATATACCCAATCACCCGCTACGAATTCTGTTGTGAATTTTGTAGCAGATCCTGTTATTGTTGTAGATGAAGATGCATTTATTATTCCACTCATCTTCTCATAAATTGGTGAAATTTCTGCTGTAAATGCAGATGCCCCATTTACATTACCAATAAGTTTAACATTGCGCTCAAATGATTTTCCACTGTTCATTGCAATGTCAAATAGAGATAACTTAAACACACCGGTTACAGCTGAAGGGGAACCAGAATCATAAACTATATCACGAACTCTAGCAGTACCTACTATATTACCTGTAACTGCACCACGAGTTGTAGTAAAGGTATCATAAAGATTAACTGAGCCATAATTTGTAATGTTTAGAGCTGAAGTACTATTAGCAAATACATTAGCTACTAATGCATAACTACCAACAGTTGTATTAATTATATCTGTTGCAATTGAGCTAGTAACTCTAGCCTTTGAAACGGGAATATATTGAGTAGCTAATCTCTCTACTTCATAACCTTGAATATAAGCTTTACCAGGCTCAATACCGATAGCTAGTTTTGCAGAATCTCCATTTGAATCTGCAGAATAAACTCCGTTATTATAAGGTGGAGTTTCTACGTAAAGCCATGTAATTGCACCGTCTGTAGCAGAACCAGATGTATGTGTGGGTGCTGTAGAACCCGTTGTAGAACCTGAAGCAGTTATTGCTAAGTATTTGTTATTACCATAAGTTATAACATCACCAACTAAAATATTTGCTTTACTAGCAGACCATGTTCCACGATTATTATCTCTGTGTTCTCTTATTTGAATTCTAAATGGACGAACAGTGTAGTCTCCGGATTCATCATAAGTTCTTCTAGCAAGTGTTTTTTCTAAAACAGAATAGTCAGTTCTATTAACTAAACTTTGTATAATACCATTTTCTATTCTAGATAGTTCTACAAAATCTTGATCTAGAACAGATGTTAAAGATAACTTATCTAGAGTTAAACTAATCTTATATCTGTGCGCGCCCGGAGCATTCTCATTATAAGAACCTATAGCATTATCTACGAGAGTAGTATCATCTTCCTCTGTGATAAATTCTTCTGATACTGATAAACCAACTCTAAATGAAGGAGTATTGTCATACTTATCTAGTACAATAGTTTGTGCTTCAACTAATACAAAATTATTTTGAATAAAATAAACACCTTGTTCAATAGATGCAATAGAACTTTTTGTAATTACATTTGAACTTGAGGTAACAAGAGTAGATGATGATCCAGCAATACTTAAAGTTTCTGTTGTAGTAAATTCTTTTGCGGTCGAACCAGCTTTTGTAAATTTTACAATTAGAGTTGGAACATCTGATCCCTCTGCAGGAATTGCCTTAACAACTGTTGCCTGTACTCCAGTTGTTGCTCCAGTAACTATAATATTCCCAGTTGAGAATACTTCCTCTAGATCAACAGATGTTGTTTGTAGCTTTACTGCAGAAACTCTTGTGTCTATAGAAAGCTGACCAGGAATAACCATAGCGCCATTTTTAAATACATGGCGTCCAAATCTTTCAATTTGTTTTTGTAGAATAGTTTGAAGCTGAGTTAATTCTCTTGCCTGTACAGCAACCCCTGGTTTAAACAATATACGATGAAAGTTTTTAGTTTCATCGTAATCGTCATAATATGGCTCTACGTTAAAATTTACAGTCATTTTTTCTCTTTATTAAAATTCTAGAATTACGTATAAAGATTCTACTTGATCGGTGGCTCTTGCGATTACATTTCTATTATCTATATACATTATTTCACCGGAATTTTGTGCAACAGTTGCTGTTGCATTACCGGATATAGAACCTATACTACTTACTCCAACTGTAACAGTTTCACTATTAGTGATAGTTCTAAAGTTTGTAACAATATTTGCACCAGCATATCTATTTTGAACAAAATTTAATACACCAGAAACAGCGTCACCTGAATAGCTAACAACAATTGCATTAGAACCACCCGAGGTTTTGAATACTGTTCCTGGTAGTAGCAAACTAGTATTTGTTGGAGTACTAATTGTTAAATTACCATAATTCTTCAAAGTTGTTGCGGTTGAAATTGTTGATGTTCCGTAATTAAATGGATCTTTAATCAAACCAATTTGTCTAAACTTTGTGTTATTTGGAATATCTGTATCTGTTTGCTCTAATCTCACATTAACTAGAGCATAAATTGCACCAAGTTCATCTATAGAATCATATCCATGACCATCTGGTGGTGCAATAACTGGCTCTATTATTGCATTACCTATTGAAGTAGTAATATTTGCAAATGAATAATTGTTACCAGGATTTATAACATTAACCAATGTTATATTACCGCTAGTTACGCGAATATTTGCATTGGCACTTGTACCATCACCAATAATATTCAAAACTGTATTATCAGTTACAGAACCGTTATTTATATTTGCATTTACTATTCTATATGAATAAATTCCTTTTGCGTTTGCAGAATTTGTTGTAACGGATGTGTTACTCATTACTGGAAAGAAGCTAGTAGTGCCAAACTTCAAAATATTAGCTGTATCTGCAGTATACATGTACTTCCAAATATATCCATCAGATGTATTTACGATGTTATTTGCAGATTGTCCAGTACCTGTAGGTTCTACGGTCGAGGTAGTATTTGCATTTCCTAGACATTTATAAACATTATAAGCAGAATTTAGTACTACGAATTGTGAAGAAAATAGATTTGAGGCTGAAACTGCGTCAGAATATGCAACATATCTCGTTCCAGAAGTCCAATTTCTTCTTGGAATTGCGTGAATTATATCTGCGGATGTTACTTTCTTTAGAGCAATAATATTATCCCAGATATCAATCTGGGCTCTATAAGTATCTAGTGGAGTATCGGGAGCTGACTCCGACGCCCAAGAATCGGGCTTTCCAACAAACATATACAGCGTTGTATTAGCAACTTCAGAGACAGCTTCAACAAACTGTCTTGCATTGTGTAATCTCATATCTTTTGTGATAATTGCAGCCATCTAAAATTCTCCAAAACTTTGTAATATATTTATATTAACCGATTACCGTTTCTAGCGGTCTTAATATTATGTTACCAATATTACCAGAAAATGTGGTACCGGTTACTATTAGATTGGCATTTGCCAACACATTTGATGATACTAAAAGAAAATAATCTCTATAAGTACCGGCTGTTGATCTTGTAGGTGAGGTGTTGCTATAACCATTTGCAGCTAGAGTTACTCTAATACTACCTGCAGAAACTTGTTTTATTTCGTATTGACAAAAATATGTCGTTTCATTTACTGCGGCTACTGTAGTTAGTTGGTTCAAATTTGCTGATGTCGCTGTTCCAATAGCATTTCCGTTAGCAATTGTCCATCCTGAGCCCTTAGTCCAATTATTATCTACACTAAAAGTACTATTTAAAACAATATTTGATCCTGTTTTCTTAACAATATTTGGTGGAGGAAATAGAGAAAAATCATTTATTCTACTACCAATCAAATCTAAAGTAAGATCAGCAACATCATAAATGTGCATATCTGTGTAATCAAATTTGAAGTTCTCTAATGTTTTATAACTAGGACCTACTGTGTATTTTTCTAAATCTCTTGATGCTCTTAAACTTAAGACTATTTCTAGAGCAGTACTTACAGAAACTCTATCAGATACAGCGATTTCAAGAACTTTTAATAGAATAACTATTACTGAATATACATCATGTGGTGATGAAACTGCAACTGCTGTGTCACCACCCTCTGTTGAACTTACATAAACCTCTCCAAAAAGTTCCATACCAGCTGGGTGCAAAATTTTCTTTACTAGATCACGCCAGTATACTGATTGTTGAGTTGTTCTAATAACATAAGAATAATCTTGATAGTAATAACTATCTTGAATTTTTATTTGTTCATTAGTCTCACCCTCTTTACCAGATTTGGTTCCAAAATAACGACAAATAGTACCTATATTGGCAGTTAAATTTGCCATTCTAGGATTAATTACTAAATTACCCGAA